TTCGGTCATGCCGATGAGTTACACCCAAACCTTATAAACCAATTAAACATGTTCATTATGGATATGAAAGATTTAGAAGGTCATGAAGTTGTGATTATCAGTAGAGAAGCAATAACAGCAATTCCATCAACTTTATTCTTTTTGAGTAAAACTAGTTGTAAGTGTGAAAATATTAAATTTGTAACTTCTTACGCTGACCAATGGAATGATGTTGATATTTTAATCACTGCTAACCCAACTGTATTAAATAATAGACCATCGGATAAGATTTCAGTTAAAGTTAATACAACCTATAATGAAAATGTAAGTGCTGATTATGAAATAGAAACTTTATTTGATTTTATGACAGATGATGCATTAAGGAAAAAAATAATAACAACGAAATTAACAAATTACGAGGAATTATGATTAAAATAGGTAATAAAATGTATTATATTGATTTTGATTCAATTCAAAAATTAATAGCCGGTGGAGAAGAATTCCAAACCCCTGAGCAAAAAGAAGTTGATGAGGAAAAATATTACGAAACTAATCCTAAAACTAATAAAGAAGAAGTATTTTCTCGTACTGTAACTGAGAGGACTTACAAGCGAGAAAGACAGTATGATGTTGCAAAATATGATATATTAAGTATGATGTTGCAAGTTGTTATGAATAATCAAGATGATATGGATGAGATGTTGGGTGTTGAGAATGGTTTAATGAAACAACCAATACCATTTAAGATAGCGTTTAATACATTACTGTTTTATAACGTACTTAAGGATTTAGGAATTTAAAAATAACAAAAATAAAATTAATTTATAATGGAAAACATTAAAGAAAACGCTGCAAAGCTTATTGAAAAGTTAGATAATAAAGACGTTGGTTTTTATTTCTTCACTTTAGACACCAAAGGTAATCCAACCGGTGGTGTTGCAAACATTTATGAACATGTAAAGGTTTTAATCGAATTAGGATATAAAGCTTACATATTACACGAAGACGTTGAATACCATGGTGTTGGTGATTGGTTAGGGAAAGAATACGCTGAATTACCACACGTAGCAATCAAAGCTCAAAACCATGAAATCACTAATAGTGATTTTATTATTATTCCGGAAATATTTGCTAATGTTATGGAACAATGGCAATCAATTCCAGCAAAGAAGGTTGTGTTATCACAATCATATGATTATATCTTAGAACTACTTAATATTGGTACTTCTTGGGGTGTATATGGAATTAATGATGTAATAACAACATCTGATATTCAAGGTAAATACATTAAAACATTGATGCCGGGTATTAACACACATGTTATTCCAGTATCGATTCCGGAATATTTTAAAGCTAGTGATAAACCAAAGAAACCTATTATTTCTTTATGCACTAGAGACCAAAAAGATGCTTTAAAAATCGTTAAATCATTTTACTTACAATACCCTATGTATAAGTGGGTTACTTTTAGAGAATTAAGAGGAATACCTAAGAAATCATTTGCAAAGGCACTTGGTGAATCTTGTTTAAGTATATGGGTTGATGAAATTGCTGGTTTCGGGACATTCCCAATTGAATCTATGGAATGTGACACACCTGTAATTGGTGTTATACCTAAATTAATTCCTGAGTGGTTAGAGGGTGAAGTATCAGAAAACGGTCAAATGAGTATTAGAAATAATGGTGTTTGGACTAATAGTACTTTAAGTATCCCTGATTTAATTGGGCAATTTCTTAAAGTTTGGTTAGAAGATTCAGTACCTGAAGAATTAACTAATTCTATATCGGACTCAAAAGGTCAATATACTGAAGAAAAACAAAAAGAAAAAATTGCTGGTGTATATGGTCAGTTAATTGAAAATAGAAAACAAGAAATAAATGCATTAAGTGAAAATGCAGTAACACAAAACCAACAATAAGATGAAAGAGAAAAGTAATATATCAGTAATTATCCCTATCCATGTGTTAGATGAAACAACTGGACCTTTATTGGGGAATGCAGTTAAAAGTGTAAGCGAACAATTCGTATTACCAGAAGAATTATTATTTGTAATCCCGGTTGATGGTGCTGAAATCGAAAGCGTTATCAATTCTATAGAAATTAATGATGCAATTAATGTTAAAATAATCAAAAATGAAGGTGAAACAGATTTTTGTACTCAACTAAACTTAGGTGTTGAAAACGTTTCAACTAAATTTTTCTCATTTTTAGAATTGGATGATGAGTATTCTAAAATTTGGTTTAAAAACGCTGTTGAATATATCGATGCATATCCGGAGGTAGATGTCTTTTTACCGTTTATTGTTGATGTAGACCCTACTGGTGGTTTTATTGGTTTTACTAATGAAGCTGTGTGGGCTAATGAATTCAGTGATGAGTTAGGTTATTTAGATTTAAATTCATTATTAACATACCAAAACTTTAACATTGATGGTATGGTTATGAATACAGAAGTATATAAAGAAAATGGTGGTTTAAAATCTAAAATTGTTTTAACATTCATTTATGAATTCTTATTAAGGTTAGCACATTTTGATATTAAAATGATGTCATTACCAAAATTTGGTTATAAACATGTAAACCAAAGAGAAGGTTCTTTATTTCACGGTTATAAAAACACTTTAAAACCAGATGAATCAAAATGGTGGTTAGCACAAGCTAAAAAGGAATATTATTTCGATTATGATAGAGCAATAAAATACGAAAATAACTAACTAATGGCTAAACAACGAGGACGCAAAAGAACAACAGAAATGTATTTTGGTCCCGAGCAAGAAGCAGCTGTTGTTAGATTCTTAGAATCAACTGACCAAAAAGAACGAAACCAAATATATAATACTTACCTAAGAGCACCGCTTAATAAGATGATTGAATCAATCATCAGGCGGTATAAGCTCTACCGTAAAGGTATTTCGTTTGAGGAATTGCATTCAGATACGTTATCGTTTTTAATAACGAAAGCACATAAATTTGATAGCACAACCGGAAAAAAAGCTTATTCTTACTACGGAACCATATGTAAACATTACATACTAGGATTATTGATGAAAGATGATAAATATCTGAAACAAGTATCTAGTTATGAAGATGTGTATTCCACATTTGATAATAGACCTGAATTATCATATAATATTGATGTTGAAGTTAACCCAATGGCTAATTTCATAAAAAAAATATTAATTGAAATTAGAGGCGTTTTAGATGATGGTGAATTTAGTGATGAAATATCAGTTAAAAAAAGGTCACCTGATAAAAAGAAAGTAACTGAAAATGAACGTAGAGTTGGTGAAATGCTAATTGAAATATTAGGTTCATGGGAAACTACTTTTAATGATATGGAAGGTGGTAATAAATTTAACAAAATATCCATACTTTCAAGCTTAAGAGAAGGGACTAACTTATCAACTAAAGACATCAGAACATCTATGAAACGGTTTAAGGTATTATATAAACTATTAAAAGAAGACCTGATGGATGAAGGTTTATTGTAAAAATTTCTTCTTTCTAAATATTTATAATAAAGAATAATATTATATTAAATTTATTATTATGCCACGTAAGAAAAAACAACAAATAAAGGTTAACCAAACTGATAGTTTAGAAAATTTAATGCAAGAGACATATAATGATGCTTGTAGTCAATTATTAGACGCTCAGAAAACCATAAATGAAATGAGTAATGCTGCTGAACCAGAAGATGTTAGTGATTATAGTATTATAGCTAAAGAAAGAACTAACGCACTTAAAATCAAGGATTCAGCCATTAAAATAAAATTAGAAATTGCTAAATTACAAAATGATATTCTTAAGAATAACGGTGATGTAGATGCTGTCGTAGAAAACCGTTCAAGCGGTGCCGCTAGTTTAGCTGACTTTGATGCTGTTAATGATATGATTAAAAAAGCAAAAGAAGGTGATAACGGAAACGGATACGAAGTAGATTAATATGCCATTTAAATTAGAAAAAGAAAAAATATTTGCTAAAATAGCAGCGTTAAGAACATTAAATGATGGTTACCCTGAATTTAAATTAACGAACTCATACCCATCCATTAATACTGGTAATGATGGTGTTGCGCTTTTAATTGATTTAATTATAATGTTGTTTGGTCGAGAAGAGTTAAAAATTACTCTTACTGATTATCTATCAAAAAAAATAGATAATGTATTAGAAGTTAAAGTAAAAAATGCTTTAAAAGATGTAATCAAAAGTACAACCCTAAATGGTACAAACCCTTCTATCCCAGATTTTTTAATTGATGGGATTGAGATAGGAATATCTGATATTGATTTATTTGGTTTATTTAAAGTAGACCCATTAAGTGAAGTGGGTGGGTCGTTATACGAAGACCAATTAAATGGTTTAGATAGTGGTGATTTTAATACATTCTTATATGAAGTATTACAAAACCCAAATAATTCACTATCATTTAATTGGGGTCACCAAAATGGACCCGGAAAACCCGATATCCTTCAATTTGAATATACCCCAAGTGTTGATACCAATATACTTTATGTCCAAATATCACCATCTTATGATACTAATAAAAAATTAGGTGATGTAATAGATGATTTTATCGATGGGTTGAAATTGTTCAATACCGAGATGATAGTAAATCAATTAGTTGATAAACTATTTGGTACAATATCAAATGCTTTACAAAAAACAGCTGATGAATTATTCTATGAAGAACAGATGTCTGCCATTATAAAAAGATTCGCTGAATCAGAAGAAAATGTTATAATAGATGATAGTTTTTATGAATTTACAAATAAAGAAACTAGTGTAATGCGAGAAAGGGCTACTAATAGAGCTAATGGTATTAGAAAGTTAAAGGATTGTGATGGTTACACAGCTTCAATTCCATATGATGAGCTGACAGGTGCTACTAGTGGTCTAACAATTGTAACTACCCAAGTAGAAAAAGAAACAGCTGTTACGAACACAATAAATACGTTAATCGATTTAGGTGCTTCTAATACTAGTGAAGAAAATAAACATGATGTTGAATTGGGCTTTTTATTAGATATGATTGAGGGATTGGTAGATAGTTTGATGCAAAAAGTTCTTAAACCACATATTATTTTAATAACTCTAATAATTAGTAGGGTTTTAATAGCACGAGCACCCCCAGCAATAGCATTCGTGATAGACAACGCTCAATTAGTTAAGTTGATTGTTGGTGTTGTTAAAGATGGTGTTGTTGAAGAATTATTAGGTAAAGTGGTTAAAAATATTACAGAATTATCTAATGCTAACTTATCTTCATTAGTAATTGAAGCGTCAAAACAAAGTCTTTTAACTTCATTAAGTTTGGTTTGTAGACCACAAAATATATTAGAAAAAATAAGAGGGTTAGGAATAAATCTATAATTATGGCACAATGCGAAGATAAATATAATAAGTATAGCATCAAAAATATCATAAAGATAATA